GTCTTCCGTATGTTTGACTTAAACTATTCATATACTGTCCATTAGGACTCTTGTCAGTTCCCTCACCATGAATATTAATACCCTTAGATTGTTGACTGTTCTTTATTATAGACTCTAAATTTGTTGGTGGGAATATTCGAATTGCAAATCTTGTAGTTCTTGCGTAACCTTCAGCAGAAGCCATAGCAGCTCGAAAACGACCCATAGTGTTTTCAGTATTACCTTGTTGTTTTAATCTAGGGTCTTGGTCGACTCTATCTAAACTTTTATCTCTAGGTAAACCTACTCTTATGTCGAATGGTCCTAATCTTTTTCCGCCTCTAAATATTGCCATTAGTAAGGTCTCCCACCTTTAAATCTTGCAACTGGTAAAAATATTGCAACTGCCATTTCATCTGCTGGTATGTTTAGAAATGAAGTTCTAACTTGACTAAACAAATAATGTTTTGTCGTCTTTCTAAAAAAACTATTATTCACAAAACTTAAATCATATCTAGTATTTCTATCAAATTTACTATCTGAAGCATATTCAGACAATTGTTTTAAGAATGAAATTCTTGCACCAAAAGGTAAATAATGAAAATTGATACCACGAAATCCACCTCTTGCAGGCTCTAACGGAAATATCAAAGGAAACTTATCGTAATATGGTAATGTTGCTTTATGTTTAGCATCATATCCAAACAAATTCATTACACCATACTTAGGTTTTAATGTTGCTTTACCTTTGTTAATCAAAGACTTTGCACCAGGTGTAGTCATAGCATTAACCTGTTTTCTATAGCAGTCAAATGACTTAGGTGCAGTTGCCTTGTCTAAAATTTTATCAAATACAGTCTTTGCCATATTACTATTTATAATGGTTTGAAGATTGTGATTAACTCTTCCTTACCTTTAACTTTGATCTTATCTACTTCAACTGACTTGATATTCTTGAGTTTTTCTTGAGTGTAACTTGAATATAATGTTGGGCAATCTTTATAATCCCCTCGACCAGCAGTTGCCTCTAGTCTCGCAGCCAGATTAACTGCGTCACCTATAACTGAATAGTCAAAACGATTTGAACTACCCATGTTACCAATGATTGCTGTACCTGTGTTCACACCTGTTCCGACATTGATATCAGGTAGTCCTCGTTCTTTATATAATGCCTTGAGTTCTTTTGTCTTTGCTTCTATTTCCATAGCACTCTTGACTGCCATCTCTGCGTGATCTTCCATATCAATCGGTGCATTAAATACTGCCATGATACAGTCACCCATAAACTTATCAATCATGGCACCATTGTTGAGTAATATTTTAGTCATGTCATCTAAGAACTCATTAACAAGTTCTACGAGTCCTTCAGGATCATCTTTGTTTTTGTAGTATTCTGAAATAGGTGTAAACCCTATAATGTCCATAAACAAGAAACTCATCTCTCGTCTGTCACCACCGAGTTTTAGTTTACTTGGATCTTTCTGTAATATTGCCACTTGTCTTGGGTCAAGATATGTTTCAAATTGTTTTCTTATTTGTTGTTTCAATTGAAACTCTAAAACGAACCGATTGAATATACTATGCATACCTACTATTGTCAAGCAAATAATGGACCAACTTACATCTGCGAGAATAAGGTATTCGGTAAACAAATAATATGAAGTAAATACGAGTATAACATAAGATAATACTATTGTCAAGCCGATAAACCAGTACGGTGTAAATCTTGCAAGTAGTACAATTAAGACGCCTAGAACTACTGAAATAATCAATTCTAGGAATAGACTATAATCGTATCTGTTGATTTGATCTCCGTCTAATACCGTCTGTAAAGTCGAAGCAGATAGTATATAATCGTGCATTTCCCCTAATGGGGTTGCAATAATACTATTCAATCCTTCGGCAGTTATACCGATAATAACAGTACGACCTGCGAATTCGGAAAAGTCTTCTTCACTTGCTGATATGGTATCGAACTCTTTATTCCATCTTAACCATATTCTTGCGTGTGCGTCAGTAGCGATTGTATCGTAACCAGGTACCCTTACAGCAATTACTCCCCCTTCGCCCGCCTTAATCTGATAACTAGGATCGCCAGTCGCCACTCTTATAGTTTCTAAAGCAATCGCAGGATATGTTTCATCACCAATTCTCATAATCAAAGGCACTCGTCTGACAACACCATCTATCTCTGGTGCCGTATTGATAACACCAACACCATCTGCATATTCACCAATCTCTTTGATTGGTCCTAACATACCAGGCCATTCATACAACCAAGGTAGTGGGTCGCCTATCTTCGCAACACCTCTCGGTACAGCATTCTTATTAATTTGTGTTGTGCCTACCTGTGCAACTACTACACCCATTTGATTTATTGTATTGATAAATTCCTCATCACCACCCATTCTATCGTATTCAGAAAAGAGTATCGGCATGACAATAATACCTACTTGTGCCTCTCTAAGTTTGAGTACGAGGTCAGCAAGTATTCTTCTATCCCACGGCCATTGACCATGCTTCTCAATAGACAATTCATCTATTGTAATAACACCTATGTCTTGAGATAATTCTTTTGTTTCAAATTGATGAAGGTAATCAAATGACTTGAGTCTTAGTATTTGTTTGAGGTATGGGTCGTTCAACCCAATAAAGGTAAGTATTGCTAGTGTTAATAGACCTATCGTCCAGTGAGTGAATATCTTTTTCATTACTGGTTTACGGTCATAGAACAGGAAGAATGACCACAATAGAAAGTGCCACTATAACTTTTATTATCTCCTGTTTGTGTGATTGCCATTGAAGAACCATTACTCGTTCTGCCATCAACATCTACATCAATAGTATTGTCATCACCAACTTGTGTTAAATCTATATCAAAACCATTCATTCTTTGTACATCAAAATCAATGTCGTTATCTTCGCCATCTTGTAGAACATCAAGGTCACCATTATTACTAGTAACAATAGTTAAATTAAAATCGTTTGCATAACTGATATGTACAGTAAATATAAAAAATACTACTGCTAAACTAATTAGACTGTATAATATTAATCTCATTGACATTTCCTCCTATTTCGTAATCGTAAATTTCATCATCGCCTTGCACTATATTTATATTGTATCCATACTCTTGATCCAGTCTTAGTTCAAAGTAGTTTGATTCTGTTTCTCGTATCACTAACCATTGCGGTTCTTCATTTAGTATGATAATACCTGTTGCTTCATCTTTACCTGTGACCACACCATCACCCGATCTCTTTTTATCGAACTCACTTCTCATTCGTTTTGCTAACTGGTCATTTAATTGTTTGAGAATGTCACCTAAGAAATCTTGCTCTAGAAAATCTATATCAAGTGCTGTTGCCCAAGCGCTTTCATCTTCTTCTAGATAGTCAATTTCTAAATCATCAAATTGTAGAAAGTCTAAGTCAAGAGCACTAGCAACTTGTATATATTCTGATCTCTCTAATTCTTTAGTTATCTCAGCTGGTCTAGATATAATCAATAAATTACCAATCATATTTTCATCTAAACCTAAGATGACAGGTTTCATAGGCGAACTAGAAATCGTATCAACAACTGTTGCCTGAAATGCTTGATTGAGTATGACTTGACCTGCGTCTGACTCTACTGATATCTCGCCAACATAACAGTTACCACTTGTATCACAACTTGGTAATAGAATGATTGTAGAACTTCCTATCTCATCTACAGTCATAGAAAAGTCTGTACCACGAACACCTATTGTAGCAGTAGGTGTTGTTATCGTTACACTTGTTGGACTAGTTTTTGCAATTTGACCAGAGGCATATCTGATTGTACCTAGTCCTGCTTTGAGTGATAGTTTACCTGTCTTAGTATTAGGGTCGTAAACAAATTCATCAATGATAAGTTTAGAGTGTTCGGTAACATCAACACGAGTCATATCAATAAACTCTATTGCTGTTTTACCTTTACCTGTTTTGATTGTGTCGTATGAAAAGACTTCTTCGTCTATTTGTGAAGTGACTTCTTCGCCGTTTGATTTTCTTTCAATGACGCCATTGCCTTCATGCAATATCACCTCTCCTATACTTGCATAAGAATTACTTACACTTGCAAGAAGAAGTAATATTACAAAAAGTTTCATTAGTCTCGTTGAGTTATATCAATATCGTGGCTGTTTCCTACAGTAGTTAGATTTAACATATTATCATTTGTACCAGATTGTACAATGTCTACATCTGCTGTATCTCCTGTATGAGTGTGAATTAATGTATGACCAACTGAGTCACCATTACCATCAATATCAATTAAGTAATTATTTGAATCGCCATTAACTGTAAGTGTTAGAATAGCAGAGTTACCATCTATCGTAGCAGCAATAACATTTGAATCAGAACCAGACGCACCAGTTATATTAACTGTAGCACTTGAAGCAGAAGCAGTCTCACCGATATCTAAATCAATATTTTGTGAACTACCTGTCCATGTTATATTTGCAGTAGCAGTAGCACAACTTGAGTTAGAAGCACCACTATCACAATTAAAGTCAATGTTGTTTGAGTTACCTGTTATATCCCAAGTACCTGTGTAGTTGGCACCATTAATATCAAAGGTGATAACATTGGCATTACCAATTTGTTTGATATTAAAGTTAGTCGTTGCACCTATAACACTAGACACGGTTGTAGAATTACCTATTGTGTTATTCTCTCCGTCTTGTAATATGTCTAAGTCTAAACTAGCACCTGATTGCGTGATGTAAATATCATTTGCATACGCTGTACTAAACATCATAAACATAACAATACTTAAAATTTTCTTCATTTGTTTTTCCTTTATCCGTTTATTCCGTGAGGTCTTAATTTAGTTTTCCACAGACCTTTTATTTTACCCTCATCTAATATTTGCAATATACAATGTTCTATTGCTGATCTCAATGCATAATTAACTGGTTCGTTTACAGCTGCACCTGACTCTAATTCTAATGCCTTTGTACCCATATCTAAAAACTTAAATACATCTCTACCAGTTTTAAAACTCGCAATAGATTTTGTTGATGATACAGCAATCATTATTTCACCTGTATGTACTGATACAATTCTCATAGATACAGTTACCTGATCTACTCTATATTCTTCGTGTATGCCTATACCAAAATATCTTGCACCATCGCCACCACTTTCTACATTTGCGTCATAACCTACAATCGCACCTTCAAATAAAAGACCAGCAAATAACATAGGTTTTAGAACTGCTTGACCCTTGTCTGATCCATCGTATAACTCGGTTGTTGATCTGATTAGTTGTCTCTCTTTAACAAGATTACCTAAACTTGCTCTTTCAACAACTCTAAACCAAGTACCATCACCTGTCTCTTTGAGTGCTTGTATTACCCATACATCTGCACCTTGAGAAACTGCCATACTTAATTGTGAAAACTTTGTACTCGGTTTTCTTTGACCAGTCTTATCGGCAAATTGATATACAGCAACTGTAATAACTTCTTGATCTAAATGATCGTAATAATTTAATATCTCACCTGTCGGTGTACCATATGCCTTAGGTGGTGATTCCTTGTAGGGATAATCACCAGGTACAGTAGCACAACCTGTTAACATTAATACTAGAAATAAAGCAAAGTTTCTCATTTTACTTCTAGCGGTTCTTTCGGTTTAATGTTAGCACACTTTCTTTTTACAGTAGCAAATTCAGGACCTAATTCTAAGTTCTTATATCTACCACATAATTTCAATAGTTCTAACTCTTGTTTTAACATTTCATTCTCTTGCATAATCTTTCTTGTTACCTTATTACAAGATGAACCTAAGTTCCAACGAAATCTAACCCCAGCACGCCACTCGTCTGTTTCGCCTTGAGGATATGTAAATGTGTTTAAGTCACCATTATTTGTATAAAAGGACCCACTAGTTCCTTCTCGTTCTGACCATTCAGCATATGGTTCAATACTACCTTGAGAGCAAGACATACCCCCACTATTCAGATATTCGTTGGCAGCGTGTGAATTAATTGTAGATATAAACCATATCGCAATTACACTTATTATTAAACTACGGAAGAATATCATTACCAACCTCCATTTAATTGTCTTGTTAGTTCCTTAATATCATATGTGTTTTGACTAACGGTATTTTGTATTGTGTAACCATTTTCTCTAGAAGTGTCAATGTATGCTCTTGCCTCAGCCATCTCTGTTGCCATTCTAGTCAACTCTCTTGTAAAATCCTCTTTCGTTCTAGTGATCTCACTACTTATTTGATTGAGGTCTTTCTTCAATAATTCTAATTGTAATGTTGACTGTTCTAGATTAGTCTGTATGTTATTAAATGTAGTGATACCAGTATAAAGTAAACCTAATACCGTAGCAACGATAGGTATGTAAATAAAATATTGCACTATACTTTTCTTGTCCATTTCTCTCTCCTTAAAATACAAAGTCGCCAACAGGTACAGTCATTGTGCTGACGGTGCCGTTAGGATCTGTTATTGTTAATGTAATGTTGTCTGTTGTAGCATCTTTAACCCAATAGATTGTTGATCCTTCAACATCTGCTGTACCACTTGTAGCACAGGTCGTTGTTGAACTATCACAAGAAACACCAAACATATTATCAACTAACTGTTTTGACAAGTTAGCATATATTCTACTCTCAACATTCTTAACGAACTTGGCGATTGTAGTATTGTTTAGTTCACGCTTTGCTGCTGAAGCAGCTGATCTTGCTTTATCTTCTTTGTCTTTTTTTCTTTGAGTTTGTAGTTGATCTACACTTAGAACATGGGTACCATACCCATTGCCACTAAACGCTGGATTGCCGAATTGGAAATCAAGTTCAGAAGCTTGTACATATTTTATGGTGTTATCAAATGCCCACCCACATAACCATAACAACGCCGCACCGAATAACACTAGTTTGATTAGTGTTTTCATACTACTATTTATAATTGGGTTAGTCTTTGTTTTTACTTTTTTTGAGGTTTTCTTTTAATTCGATTGTCGTTTTGACTTTAGACTTTAACCGAATAATGTCATTATCTAACATTCTTATTCTATCTATCAATGCGATTAGAACTGTATTTGCTTGACCTAGTTTGACTTTAATTTGAGTAGTGATAAAAGTGTATATGAAATATATGAAGTACCCCATTGCCACAGCTGCGAACATTGGGAATCCATAGTCTTGTAATACACTAACTAAATAATAATCCATTAATCTCTCCTTGCATCCTTCTTACCATCAGCACGAGCAATTCTTTCTTCGTCTGGCGGAACACCTAGAGTATGTGAGATTAGTAAATCTAACTTTATAACATCATTGTTAATGTTTCTGACTCTATTATCTAATTGAGTTATGATTGAGTGCATTGTTTGAACTTGACCTATAACCGAACCTAGAATATATCTAAGAATGATATAAATGAATACACCCATAGCAAATGAACCTGCAACAGGTAAACCAAATTCAGCAAGTATAATAAAGAACTGTTCCATAATAACTATTTATAACATAAAAAAGGGGTCACTAAGGACCCCTAATTTAAGTTGATATCTCAATACTTAAAATACTATCTTAGTACCTATAGCATAGTTATTCTGATCTTTTGCACCAGCAGTATCATTCTGTTCTAACTGATATTCAGCATAAACAGAAAGAGCACCAGTAATTGGATGATCTATTCCAGCAGTTATGAAAGTATCGCCATCTACGATTTCACCGTATCCTGCGTTAATGCTACCGATTGAGGCAACAACTTCATAACCTTTAGTTTCTGTACCAGCATTATCTTTAACAGAATATGCACCAGTAACAGATAGTTCGGCTAGATCAATTGATCCAGACGCTGCCATATAACTAATGTCTGTATTGTTATCTTTTGAATAACCTACAGAAACACCACTTAATGTAGCAGCAATTTCATGTTTGTCAATGTCTTTAGTATTGTCTGTTCCATCCATTTGAATAAGAGTAGAAATACTAGCAAGTCCAATGCTATTAGATATAACTAAAGTGTTAGATAATCTATCACCTTGGTTTTGATCTGCGTTAGAACCATATACATTGAAAACATCTGTAGCGCCAGTCACAGCAGTAAATACTGAATTTTGACGACCTACACTAAGTTTGCCAAGATCACCACCGTCAACTCCTAAGTATGCAAGTCTAGATGTAAAAGTGTTATTTGAATCGTCATCAACATTTACGCCAACTTCGATTTTACCAAAAGCATTTATATCACCAGCTTCTTCAATTGTTAATCCAATTCTTGAAGCATTATTGCCAGACTTCCATACACCGTTGCCCGATGTATCTTCGTTGTAGTAAGCCATGTAATTTAACTTACCATATATTGAGGCATTTACATCTGGTAGTGTCACCGTAGTTTCAGCGACAGATATAGAAGTAAGTGCCATAGCAAGAGCGATTGCCCCTACCATAGTTTTAATAGAACTCATATTGTTCTCCTTAATTTAAGTTTGATATCTCATTGTTTCATAAAAACAATGCTATTATTTATAAAAACGAATCACTTGATTCGCTGTATTGATTAGAAAAAAGGGGTTGAGTGAAACCCAACCCCTAATGTACAGAACAGGTGGAGAGATTAAGCGTCCTCTTCTGCCAGTTTACTAAAGTAATCAAGTGTTTCATCACTATCATCTTCAACAACTGGAGAGGATGTTGTATCTACTGTTTCTTGTACAACTGGTGCAGCTGTTTGAGTTGCAGGTGGGATCGCAACATCTTCAGCAGTTCCAGTACTTCTTGAACCCATTAAAACTTTATCAAGTTTCGCTTTTAATTCATCATAAGACTTGAAGTTTGATGAGTCAAGAAATGGTTTTAAAGGATATTGTTTATCCCATATAGTTTCGATTGCTTCGTCATTGTCTGCAATAGCAGAAGCGCCATCGAATTCAGATTTATCATAATTCCAATACCCGTCAACTTTTCTGATTTTAAGTTTGAAGTTTGCACCTTCCCAAAAATCAAATGGGTTGATTGGAGTTTCATCTTCGAATTCAGGTTTCATCGCTTCAGTAATCTTATCAAAGATTTTCTTACCGAACTTAAATAGTTTGATTTGACCTTCATTTTCAGGATGTTTTGGATCACTAATGATTTGAATATTAGCAATGTATGATAGTTTTCTTTTTCTCTTACGAGCAATTTCTTTATCTGCTTCTACACCAGAATTCCATAGTAAACTATTTGCTTCACTAATAGGACATTTCTTGTTAAGAGTAGTTAAACTGTTCTCGATTAACCAACCACCAGGCCCTTGGAATGCGTGTGACCACAATCTTGCCCATGGTAAATCTTCATCTTTAACAGCAGGTAAGAATCTAAAGACTGCATAACCATTACCAGTTTTATCTAGTTCAGGTTTCCAGAATCGATCATCTGCATAAGAGTTCTTTTGTTTTGTAGGTTCGGCAACTTTTGATAGTTCGCCAATGAGTGTGTCTAGATTAGACTTTGACCTTTTGAGGGCCGCTATACTTGTATTCATATTGTATCTCCTTGTATGATTGTATTTGTATATGTTTTGTGCTATATAAATCGCACATAGTTATTTATAACGATAGTAATAGTATTATTATAACATCTTTTGATGATAAAGTCAAGCACTAGTATATAATTCTCGTTTTCTATCTTCGTTTAAAATAGCGACTTTTTCTTCTAATTTGTGTATTCTTTGTTTTAATTTAGAGATTTCATTCGATTTCTCTTGACATTCTGCCTCTTTAGTGTAATACATTGACATATATTCCATACTACTTATCCTCTCCTTTATTTTGCTTTTACTAGTATTTTAGGTACTATATCACAATTATATGATAATGTTCTTCTTACTTGATCTGTGCCACTAAACGGATAAACAGTATGCACCAGTGTATATGGAAATATAAAGAAATCACCAACTTTAGGACTTAACCTAAGCTGTGATATTGCTAGTGAATGCTGTTGACCACCTATAAATTCTAAATGTCCGTTTGATGGAGTTTGAGGATTGATTATCTCTTCACCGTATGTATCAGGTGTTTTTAAAAATAATACAGATGAAAGACCTACTAAACTATTTTTACTTGAATGAAAGTGAGCAGGATTATATTCACCTGCAAACATATCATTTATCCAAGCGTTATCTAAAACTAGTTGATGTGTTTGTTGTAATACTAAACCTGATCTTTTCATATATTCTTGAAAACACATTTGAAAAGTACCTTTTATACTATCATCTAATAAATAATTAACTAATTTTTCTTTCTTAATTTTACCTGCAAGTTGAGTAGTCCAATCTATTGTTGTTTTTTCTTTTTCATCAAAGACATTATTAATCTCGTCAATAAATGTTTTAGGCATTTCTAACTTGATAATTATTTCTCCTAATGTATGTACTTGTACTTTTACATCTTCACTCATTCGTGTTCTCCGTGTATTGATCTACCAAGACCTGATTGTTTTTGTACTTCTTTAAAATAATAAGCTGTTAGAAATATTGCGGCAACTAACAAAGCGTGTGCCAGTGCTGATATACCAAAAGCATAGATATTTTCAACAATGTAAATACCAAACACAGCAGACCACATCCATGCTAATATTTGCATAGACATTAGTTTCACTTGCATAGGTGCTCTACTAAGTGCATTTATCCTATCATTCATAATTATATCCCAATAGTTTTTCATTATATATCCTTAATCTTTTTCTTTAGTATTTGTTTATATTTTGTAGTATTGTATTTTAGAAATGGTTTGTATCTA